AGCGTGGATAGAAAATCAGGTGGTGTATTTAATAGTGGTTTAACTTTTCCGGTTGCTCCTTTTGTGACAAAGTATCTTGTGTAAGCCATGCCAACACTACATTTCAAAAGTCTTGATGTGTTATAAGAAACTGGCATTGAACTCACTGCCAATGGATAAACATTAATGAATTTATATGTTAATATTTTTGTTCTCCCCACTCCACCAAACTCAAGATTTTTTTCAAATTTTGTTACTTCAAGACTACCTTTATAATCATTTGGAAATTTCATCGTATAACTAAAAGTTGGGTTTTCTACATTCATACCCCTATCATCAGAGAAAGATGATCCAGTTATATAATTCATCCAAGATTCAAAATATCTTATCGGCAAATATTGTTCTGCATCCACGTAAAATATTAAATTTATTACATCATCAAACTCTCTACGATATACGTGTCTCTCTCTTACTCCCGGAAAATGATTTCGACTCTCTACAGTTGACAATCTTGATCCGGGAAGAGCTGTCTCTGAGCAAAGTAAATTAAGTTTCTCTTGTTGATCTGAATTAAAAGTTAATCCAATCTCTTGTTGAATTTCTTTTAAACCAGCACCATTAGGTAATCCAACACTCGCTAAAAAATGAGAGGTTGTTGCAGGACTTAATAAATCCTTCTTCACCTGAGATATTTTTTTACCCGTTGGTCGTATGTCGGCCATTTATAAATATTTTAACCTGTATATTATGTAGGCAAGTAATGGGCGAGAGTATTAAAAGTAAATATACTCCTGTGTACCCTCACAAGTATAAGGGTAACTCGAAGATGATAATATGTCGTAGTAGTTGGGAGAGAAAGTTTTGTCAATGGTGTGATATGAATAATAGTATTGTGTCATGGGCATCAGAAGAGTTTAGCATACCATATGTTTCACCAAAAGATAATCGTGTACACAAATACTATCCAGACTATCTAATCAAGGTAAAAGAGAAAGGTAATCAAATAAAAACATATGTGGTTGAAGTAAAACCACTAAAGCAAACGATGCCACCAAAACCTCGAAAAAGAAAAACTAAATCATATATAACTGAGTGTGTTACATATGCTGTAAATCAGGCTAAATGGAAGGCAGCAAAAGAATTCTGTGAGGATCATCGTATTGAATTTAAAGTCGTTACAGAAAAAGAATTAGGAATCCGATGAGTAGATTAGAGGGTAATGATATAAACAATCGAACGAATGATCCGGAGGACATGATGTTAGAAATCATGCAGATTTTAAGAGGAACAGTTACACCAGTTCCTGATGTAGGTAATTTTTATACCTTTGTTTATAATCCTAAAACTCCAAACATAACATATGATCAACATCCTCTTATCGCATGTACTGATTTATTTACATGGGGTTTTCGTGGGTTGAATTTTCATTGGAGAGAATATCGTAATTACACATGGGCAGAACTTGCAGGACAATTATACATAGTGCAGCCAGATGAACTTGATGATCTCCTTGCAATTCCATACGCTAAGTTCCTAAATAACTAAAAAGGTCGATATGGCAGAAAACACATTAATTGGTGAAATAAAAAATAATCCCGGAACCACCAGTAGTGGTTCGTATACGCTTATTAATCAACCTGATAAAAAAAATAATTATGTAGATAGAAGTCTTGGATATCGTCCGGGATTTCGTGCAGTCCCAGTTGGAGAGCAAAGAGATGGAAATATTGGATTAGGAAGAGGTGGTACAAGAGATTATTTTTTTGTTACTGACAAAGTAACTGGAAACACACAAGTTGTAAGAAAAGGAAATAATGTTTATGGTGTTACCGGTGATGATGTAATAGGCACTGTAGTTTTGAATAAAGATGGATCATCTTCATTTGTGCCGTTTGAAGGTGATGAAGGAGTCAATGGAACAACAGCTGAAATAGAACATTTTTCTAAACCAGAAAATATAACAAAGGTAAAAGATTTTGCAAATAAAGTAGCGATGAATGAATATAATAAATTAAATGAAGAAGAAAAAAATAAATTGACACCACCAAACAAATTAATTTATAACAAGGAAGAATTAAATGCATTGAATGAAGATTTTAATATTAACGACTTGGGCAATCCAGTAGATGACGACGGACAATTTCAAGGATCTAAATCACTTAAAGCAAGAAAATCTTATCGAAAAGATTTAGAATATCCACTTGGAATTGGTGATTTACCGCAAGATAAACTAAGAATAAGTGTGGTAAAATTTGAACCTGCAGAATCACAAGGTTCATTTAGTCTGGATGAATTAAGACAAGCAAGATTAAAATCTATTTCAGGGGGGACAAACATTTTTGGAACAAAATCTGTTACGAAAACGCAGGTAAGAGGTGAAAGTCCTTTTCTTACAAAAAGAAAAGGTCTCGCAGATAGAACGATTTTAGGTGGTGTTACTTTACCCATACCAGATGGAGTAACTGATCAGAATAGAGTGAACTTTGGTGAAGGAACAATGAGTCCCTTACAAATGGCTGGATCCCAAATAGCATTAGATTCATTATTAAAAGGTCTCGATGCTGGTGGTGAAAAATTAGCAGATGTATTTAAAACAGCAGCAAAAAGTGGAGACCTTCAACCTGCAGTGGCTAATTTACTTACAGGAACTGCTCTAGGTATAGATTCAAATCAGTTACTGGCAAGAACTTCTGGTCAAGTTTTTAATAACAATTTACAATTATTATTTCAAGGGCCCACATTGAGACCATTTAATTTTCAATATATAATATCTCCAAGAGATCAAAAAGAATCTCAAGAAGTATTGAGAATCATAAGAATGTTTAAACAATCGATGGCAGTTCAAAGAGATAACATTGGAATATTTCTTGGATCTCCAAATACTTATTTCCTTGAATTTTTAGACCCAATTGATTTTGAACATCCATTTTTACCAAAAATAAAAGAATGTGCACTTTTAGGATTCTCAGTTAACTACATGCCTAATAACACATACATGACTTACGATGATACGTCCATGGTTGCTTATCAAATTACCTTCTCATTTAAAGAACTTGATCCAATCTTTAATGATGATTATGGGAATATTGAGGGAACAGACGCTTCAGATACAGAGATAGGTTTCTAAAATGGCAAATCCTTACTTCAGAAATTTACCAGACATAGCATACATCAATAGGGATGGTGCAAAATCCACGGATGAATTTAACGTGGTAAAAAATTTTTTCAAGAGAGCAAAATTAAGAGACGATATATTTCAAAATCTTGCTTTCTTTGAAAAGTTTATTATTAAAGGTGATGATAGACCAGACAATGTTGCTTTTGAGGTATATGGAGATTCAACTTTAGATTGGGTGGTCTTGATGTCAAACAATATTATTAATATTCAAAGTGAGTGGCCTATGTCTAACGAAGTTTTTTATGAATATTTAATTGATAAGTACGAAAACGAAACGATTCTTTATGGTGGTATTCATCATTACGAAGCGAACGAAGTAAGAAATAGCAATAATCAAATTATAATTGCATCAGGGACAAAAGTTGGTGTTGGTCAAAGTGTTTCTTTTTTTGATGAGGGTAAAAATGATCAAGTAACTGTGACTGATATTGCGTTGCCGGTTACTAACTTTACATATGAACAAAATCTTAATGATAAAAAAAGAGAAATATTTTTAATTAAAAGAATATATTTAAACTTAATCTTTGATGATATGGAACAAATCATGACATACAAAGAAGGTTCCACCCAATTCTTGGATGAAACCTTAGTACAAGGAGATAATATTCGTTTATACGATTAACTATCTGCTAACTTTTGAAAGTATGATAGTGCATCATCCTCATCAGAGTCAACAGTTGTAGTTGCTGCAGGAGTTGATACTGCTTGTGTGACTACTTTTTCTGCAACGTTAAGACCTTCACTTTCGTTCTCTAATTCTTCATCAGGAACGTAACGATTGACTGGCTTTTTGCCAAGAACATACTTTAAACGTTTTTCAAGATCATCATATGACTTGAACTGGTCTGGAGCAGTGATCGCAGTAAGTGAATACTGTCTTTTCCATAATGCTTCAAGAGCATCATCATCTTCTAGGACTGGCCCTACTTTGTCAAATTCAGACTTATCATAGTTCCAATATCCATCTTTTTTCACAATCTTCAACTTGAAGTTAGCACCTTGCCAGAAGTCAAAAGGATTGATTGGAGTCTCATCTTCAAACTCTGG